TTATCTGTTGCGATGCGCATCATTTTGTCAAATACTCTAACGATAGCTAGCATATCCGTATACTGTTCTGGTTTTACTCCATCTGGATATAGTATTTTTAAAAAGTCGCCTGCCCTTTCAAAGGCTGAACCATAAGATTTGTTTTTTTCGTCAACAAGCTGTCCAATCTCTTGTCCAACTCTCTCATAACTCATTAGATATATCCCCTTTCAATTAATTCCACCCACTCAAAAAGTGTAATGACTTGGACTATGCACTTTATCGCTCATTTTAATACCTCCAGTACCTCGCTTTGATACTTAGTTAACTTTGTATCTATCGTCAACGACCGCGCTATTTGCGCTAATACATAAGCGTCTCTTACGTTGTCGCTCTCATTTTCAAATTCCCATCTTTTATAGATTGGTAATATCATATTATCTTTTGCTGTGTTTCCCTTTCCTGTCGCGAATTTTTTTAACTGCGATGGTGCAACAACTGTAAAATCAATGCCAGCTGTAAACATTGCATTTCGTATTGCGTGACCTAATCCAAATTGAAAGTCTACTCCACTACCTCTACTACCGTAACTAAATCCCTCTATGCAAATAATGTCGTCTTTTGTTATGCGTTGCATTAGATTATCTACTAGTGTTACCATTCTTTTAGGGTCTTTGTTGCCTTGTCCGGTTACTTCCTCCGCCATGAGTATGTGACTGTCTTTATCAAGTGCGACAAAGCCCGTTTTTGTGCTTGGATCTATACCTACGAACTTAATTGGTATCACTCCTTAATTTTGATTTTTAACTTGGTATCGTAACACTCTACACAGATATACGAACGTTTGTTCCAGTCAACGAATTTCCCGCACTCGACGCATTTATGCATTAAAACCACCCCCTCTCAACGATTTCCGCCCACTCAAAAAGTGGAAACTCATACGGTTTTGTTGTGATACGCCCGTGATATGATGTTGTTATTACTGCTTTAATTGTGCCGTTATCGTAGTTGACGTCGTGTACACTTTTTATGATGTGTTTGCCGAATTTGTCATAATTAATGTTGTGCATTTCCCTAAATTCCTTTTACTTTTATTTCGCCGGATAGAATAGCTAAAGTTAGTAATGGTAAATCATCCACTTTTTCACCTTTTTCATTTCGGAAGATTCCTTTTTCTTTTAACTTTTTTATGATTCTCCGTCTCTCTTTTTCGACTTGGATTTTTAAAGATGTCATTCCGGTTCCTCCAATGCCCCTTAATCATAAATGTTGTGATTTTTCTCGTAATCTATCATCGTTTGTCGGATCATGATGCCTAAACGTTCAAACCTTGCTCTTGACACACGTTGACCTTTATATTTCCATGGACTTTCATCTGGATTCTGATTCTTCCACTCTTCATACTTAGCTTCTATTTCCATTAATCTCTGGTACTCTTGTATAAGCGTATCTAATATTTTTTTCATTCCTCACCCTCCAAATATTCTCCGCTATTTATTAAATTTGATATTGCATCGTAAACTTGATTCCATGAGTATTGCTTGCTACCGATTATCTCTAATTTTCCATTGTTGATTATGTCCAACGTTATTTTGATTCCCTTAGAATCATGCCGCTGACTATGTCCAGTAACACTCCTCCCACCAAAACCATACTCTTCTTTTAGCAATTTAATAGTTTCGTCTTTTGATAGATTTTGATTGAAGAATTTGTATATTCTCTTCTTACCATTTTTAAAACCACTACCACGTTTTAAATCTTTTATAAATGTTTCATGTATTTTGTCCTCGGTATCTGTTTCGAAGAGTGTCATTTGCATTAAGGTTCACCCCAATACAATCTATCCATTTTATCCTGCTCTCGTCTTTCTTGTTCCTGCTCTTGTATTAATAACTCGCTATATTCTGCCATGTTGTACAAGGCTATATAATCATCTGTGTCAATGCGTATCGTTTTATGCCCTTTAGCTATCTTTGACCTATATTTGACATCAATTTGACTTAGTTCTTTGTAGTTTTCACTCATTTTTCTTCTTCCTCCAATGCTTCACGTGCTTTCTCTCCTCGAACTATATGTTGCACTTTTCCATACACCCAGTTATCCTCATCTGCATAAAACTCCAACGCTTCACGATAGCGTTTGTTTTGTTTGTCGTAATCATTATTTACAAAACGTATTCTAGTTAATTTATCTTCCAACTCCTGCACTCGTTCACTGTTCTGTCTGATAACATCTCTCAACTTACTAACTTCACGATTACGTGCGATTAAGTTTTTAATCAGCTCATGCTTATCCTTTTCTTTAAATAAACTTAACTCACGAGCCATGTTGTCGTGCGCCATTGATAGACTGTCGATTTCTGCTTGTTGACTCTTTACTTCCTCTGATTGTTCTAGTAGTCTTTTCAGTACAACTTCTGGTACAGTAACAACCCATTCGCCGTCGATTTTTTCACGTATAATTTTTTCCTTAATCACCCCGACACCTCCGCTTTTTTAGGCAGGGTATCTTCCTCTACCTCAATCTTTAGAACTTGGAAATATTTGTCCGCTAAGTAAACATGGTTAACGTCTCCTGTACGTTTAAACTCTGATATATTCCGCATAATCATTTCCGCGCAATGATTGATAAATCGGTTTCTATCGCCATCTACGATAAATCCGCAAAAGTTACATTTTTCAATTGGCACTGGAACAAATCTACCGTTTACAAACTCAACGTTTTCAACTTTGCAACGTGGACATATCATGTTTTCACTCCCTTATAAAATCAAAAATATCCATCTGCCCTGGTGGACCTGCCAAAACTGGTTCTTTTTCGTCGTTTTTCGGCTTTTCTAGCGCGATTAAATCTTGCATAGCCTTTACCATTCGTTTTGTTTTATTGTCGTTCTGTGCTTGTTTTTCCCTTGCTAAATTGAGTATGTGTATTGGCGTGTACCATATCTCGCCCGGATGTTCGTCTAGTGGTGCTAATGTATTTCTTTGCTCAACCACCGCATCAATACCCAATAAACTAAGTTGGACGTAACACATTCTGACTGCATCAAAATCCAAGTCGTTGCACATCACTCGTAAATCAGTTTGATAGTTTCGTTTATCAAGTTGCATCGAATCGGCAAAGGCTACAATCATTCCTCCGGATCCGCACGATGGTTCATTTAGTGTGATTGTATCTTCATGCTTTTTGCTCTCATAAGTCATATCAGACACTAACCGACTTACGTTGTACGGAGTGAAAAACTGCCCTACATGTTTATTTCCAAACTCCATTGTCATGTACAGTTCCCCGATAAAATCACCCATTCTGTTTTCGTAAGCCAAAATCATCAAAGCTAGCATTTCAGCAAACTTGTTTGCCTCATATTTCGTATATTTAGCGATTATTTCCAAGTACATGTCTTCTCGTTTTTGCCACTGTTGCTTGTCCACCGAATTCGATATTGTACAAGCTGAAAGCACGATGAAGTCACGAAATATATCGTATCTGCTGTACTTCCCCGCCATGCTGTCTACTATTTTTTTGATTTCCTGCTTTGAACGCTCGTACTGCATTTAAACTATCCTCAATTTCCGCTTTATCTTTCCCTCACGGTGGAGGTGCAAGATTGCTAGAAATATTTCGTATTCGTCCCGTTTAAGATGTATTGCTATTTCGTGGATATAGAAACCCTGATTGTGTAATAACTTTATTTTGCTTAAATCATCCCTGTGAAAAGCGAATTCAAGATCTTCGAGTATGATCACGTAATTTTCTTTTCCGATCGGCTTTAGCATTCTGATCACTCCAATAAATCATGTTATTTCTACGTAACCAATCGACGTATTCGTTGATCGTTTCCGTCGTGTCGTTTTTAGGATCAAACAACACGACGGACTTCATGTTTTTAATCATTTCTCCGCCTATCCTTTCCTACAATCCGTATTTTCTCGGCGTCATCACTTAGTCGAGATGTGATTCTCTTGCCGTTATATCCGTACTTTTGCTCGAGCAACGACTCACTGTAATTTGTCGTTACAATCAACGATTTACCTAAACGTGAGTCAATCACTTTAAACAAGATGTCGCTTGCCCAGGACTCTGAATCTCCCTCTTTTGCGTATTCGGCGCCAAGGTCATCTAGCACAAGTAAATCCACATCTGCACAAGTGTCTAGCACGTCCATTTCGCTGTATCCTACACCGTTGTATGAGGCCTTTATCAAATCTAGTAACTGCGTTGACTTTAAAAATAGTGTTGTATGCTCTTTAGCTATCGCATTGTGTATTGCAACTGCAATATGTGTTTTTCCCACGCCTGGATCACCGCTAAAAACTAACGATTGTTTTCCGTTAAAGTTAGTAATAAAATCTATCGCTAGTCTTTTAGCTTTTTGTTGTTCTGGCGTCTCCGCAATGTAGTCATTTAACATTGCACCCGTTAGATCTTCCGGCAACCTTGTAAAGTGATTAGCTCGATTTAAGAGTCGCCTGCGTTCGCTTTCTTGTTTTGTTTGCGGGAAATTCAGTTCTTTTGCCAACTTTTTATCCTCGCAATATCTGCAACGACTTTGCTCAACATCATCAACAACAACTGTTATACGCATACCGTAGTCACACTCCGGACAACGCTCTTTTTTAGCGGATTCGATCCCTATACGTGATAAATCTATAAAGCTACTAACCGATTGCATGTATTAAACCTCCTAAAAGCTGTCAATTGTAGGATCGTATTCGAATTCACTATGTTTATTTCTCTTCCTAGACTTCTCTACTTCCTCGATAGTTAGAATTGACTCATTCGTCCAATTACGTAATATCCCCTCAACATAGGCTAGTGTTCGTTTATTGTTTTTACATGCTATTTCCATAGCTTTTAAAATCATTTCAACTGGATTTTTAAAATTAGAATCATCCAACCACGACAACAACGACTGTTTTGCATTTATGTTATTTATGCCAAAACCATTTTTGTCCCAAAACTCTATAATATATTTACTATCTTTAGTTAGTAGTTCTTGTTCTTGTTCTTTATCTTGTTCTTTATCTTTATCTTCTTCTTGTTCTTGTTCTTTATATTGTGGTCTATACGTGGTACGTATCGTTGACGTATCGTAAGAACCATTGATATGACTGGTTTTGTCGTTTTTTTGCGTATCGTTACACGAATCGCTATCCGTATCGTATGACGAATCGTTACACGTGACGTCATCCGTTATGTGGTACGTGTCGTATATTTTTTTGATAGATTTGTTCTCTACATTTTCGCCAACATACAAAATTAACGACTTGTCTTTTACATTTTTTAGTTCTGATTCGACACAATCTAGCATCGGTTTTCCGCCACGACGGAGGTTATATTTCCCCCAATTTTTGATAGCTAGTTCACGTGTGTTTTCGTTGTATTTAACCGTTTTGTGTAAGTTTTTGAATCGATCTAGTAACGAATTTATCGTCTCCATCGAATAACCCATATCAAAAGCCATCTGTTTTTTAGTAATCTGGTAGATTCCCACCTGCGTCGTGTTTGGATTAGTTAATAAGTACAGAAAGAAATATTTGTCCTCTGGTGTCATCTCTTCAATAACGTTAGGATCGTTCCAAAATTCTGTATGAACCATTCTGAAAGTAGCCATTAAATCACCCTTTTAACCATTTCTAGGAATCTCACATACCGCATAATACTTACGTACTTTAACTATCTTATAGCCTGGATAACACTTGTTTATATAGTTAATAATTCGCTGTTTAAGCTCATCTTTTGTTTCTGACTCTGCCCAAAAATTACGAGCAAGCCCTACGTTCGAATACTGTGGTTCCATTTCCTCTCACCCTTTAAGGTGTCCCGCCCAAAAGGGCGGAACGTTTTATTCTTCTACTGGAAAATCACCTGCACTTTCCTCTGTATCTTCTGCTTCAACTTCAATCGGTTCCGGAGCTTCTAAAAACAAGTCATCGTTTGGTGTGATGTCGTGGATTGGACGTGCTGTTCCCTCGTCGTGCGCTACTGCTTGCTGTATCTCTACACTGATCGGCAGGTACTTCCACATATGCCTGATTACTGTTTTATTGGCCATTTCCTCGTAGTAGTTATTCCAGGGACTATACTTGCTTCTTCCTCCTGGACTGGTATTTCGTCTCTTTTCTATCTCTGATTTAGGCATAAACTCAAACTGATAACCACCATCTTTAAAATGAGCAACTGCATAGGATCCGATGTAGGTCCCACGGTCTCCGTCCATAAAAGGCTTGTGGTTTAGTTTCGGATTTAACCCTAGTTCGAATTCAAAATCATCTTTTTCGTACACTGCATGAGCATAGATTGACTGGATATGCCCACTGCGTCTAGCAAGGTCAATCATGCCTTTATATCCAATGATGAATTGTACTTCTGTGATGCCTTTTCTGTTGTTCTTAAATGGTAGTAAGTAGCATTGTCCTAAAAGTCCAGGCTCCAGTCCTAATTGCGCTGCTTGCATAACCCCTCCGAGCAAACTTCCTACATCTGCCTGTCTCAATTCTGGAGTTGTTCTAATAGTTGTCATTGTCAGTCTCATAAGTCTGTCAACGTCCATGTGCTTTGGCAGGGCTTCCTGCATAGCAGGGGCCATCTGCTTCAAGTAATCTTCAATTGTTTTTGGCTTGTTTTTCGAAACTTCACCATTCTTTTTCTTTTGCAACTCTTGTTTCATCTTTTCTGTTTGTGTCATTTAAAGTTCCTCCTAATTTATTAATCATTCAAAAACGAAATGTCATTCAAATTCTTTTTTAAGTTTTCGAGCAATGGCCTATCCACTGCAATAATTTCCGCGTTAATCGCACCGCTATCTTCAATCTTTTTTTGAAAAGCTTCAGGTATTCTCCTGTCATGAAAAAGGTTGTTCGTCGCATAAATTTCGGGTTTTCGTTTATCTATAACTAGAAACCAACTGCCACCAAAACCCAAAAACGGTGTTTTAGGGTCCATAACTCGATCTCTTTCGTGATAGTAGATATTGTCCGATGTTATAAGTGCTTTTGTTTTTATAAAACCCTTATCAAGAATTAACTCATCCGAACTATTTCCCATTTCAATAATTTTGTTCCACACATTCTCGCACTTGATACAAATGTACTCATCGTATTTTTTAAGCTGTTGTTCCACTTCTTTTTTATTTCCCTTATTTCCCCAACCGCATGATTCGCAACATGTAATATTGTTCATTTACTCCACCTCAACTTCCTTAATCGTCATACGTCTGTAACTCGATTGATTTGTATATTTTTCCGCAATATCCGGCAGTTCTTGTCGTAATTTACGTGCATCTAAACGATTGGACATAATTGTTCGATGTATGACTTCATATCGTGGTGTAACGCCTTTTTCTGCTTCACCGATCATTAATTTGAGCTTGTTTTCATATTCCTTTTGAAGAGACTGCTTTTCCTTAACTTCTGCCTTAATGCTCTCGATAGCTTCAATAAGCATTTCTGCATCATCATTAAGTGTTATAGTTTCGCCATTATCTTCTGGATACATTTGTTTCAGTAATTCACTAGCTGATTTGCTACCGTCTATTTCTGGTGGTACTTCTTTTAAAACATGGTTTTCCCAAAAGTCTTTTTCGTGCTCAATCATCAATTCAATGAACTCATCATCTCTATCAATCTCTTTCCAAACGAACTTTTGACCACCAATCAGCACCGCAATATATGCTTTTTCGTAGTCTAAAACCGCCATATAATGTTGTAATTGGCACATATAAGCTGGTGGGATATCATCGCCTTCCCATTGATCACGATTGAATGCATTAGTTGTTTTACATTCGAGTAATGCACGTTCACCAACAACATCACGATCAATGTTTGCAATCATCCAATCGTGTTCTTTGTGCTTAAAAATCTGATTGCGCCTTCTTACTTTTTTGCCTGTTCTACGGCTAAATTCTTGCGCTACAACATCCTCTAGGACGTTTCCCCAATGTATTGCTTCGTTGTCGATTTCCTGCACTACATCGCTTGTTTTTTCGATATAAAGCTCAAAGGGAGACTTCCAAGGGTTAAAGCCTAGAATGGCACTTGCATCACTTCCACCAATCCCCTTTTGCCTTTCTCTGAGCCAATCATCGCGCGACATTCCCAACGTTAAAACTTGACCCATAAATCAATTCCTCCTTGAGCCTATCCCTATCTTTTGGTAAAATAGAGATAGGCATTTTATATGCTTTTGACTATCTTTAAGGCCCACTGCCATGGGTCTTTTTTTATTGAGCAATTTCACGATTTGCACCAAGCTTTTCTAATATTCTTCTTGATTCAAAACCCAATTCTTCGATAACAAATATTTCATCATTCAATTCATAGATCGTGTCACCTTCGAGAATTTCATTGCCTAATGAATCAAAGCCGATTTCTTGTGGTTCCTTAACGCCACGTGGATAGCCAGTTCGAATTGCTGCGGTTATATCCGGATGCTGTAACCCCATTTAATGCACCTCCTTAATGTTTTCAATAAAGTTGTCTAACTGACTCAAAACACTTATAACTAATGCAGGATTGTCAATTTCATCTTCTTGTTGTTTGATTTTGTCTCGTAGATCTTCTGCTGACTGAATGACCTCTTTCATCTGGTCAACCTCCTTCGTTAAAAAGTCACTAATGCGTAATAAATAAAAATCAACACCAACACAAAGCTAGTTCCGAAAAATAGCCTTTCACTCATTGATAACACCTCGCAAAACTTGCACATGTATTCCTGCAGCACCCATCATTTCGATTAAGTGGTTTACCTTTTCTTGTTCCAA